CTCTGTTCTACAAGTGTATTAAGTCTGAACAACTACTTAAATCAAAATCCTCAATGCTTTTAATATGTCGTCTTCTCCAGCTAATCTGTGTGCTAGTTCTGACATATCTGCATTAATGGCGATTAAAGGTAAATTAAATGCCTTAGCCATAGTTATTTTGACTCCAGGTTGTTCAGTCTTCAACATACCATATTGTTGTGCGTTGAGACGAGTCTGCTGGTCGGGTAAGATACTACGTATCTCTACCCCGAACCTAGCGTCCTCTGCACTACTAAAAATGGTCTGTTTACCTGCCTCGACTATTTTCCCATAATATTGGGGGTCGATTAGTTTCTGTGTAAGTTTACGTGCATAAGCATGTAAACCCGGGAGAGGCTTTTTTCTATCTGCCTCTAGTCTTTTGTCTTCAATCCTCTTAAGTGTAACTCTTTCTATTTGGTGACTTAGAGTGACTTCCGAAATATGCTCAGTCACACCACCCAAGGATACGTGAGTATTATTAATTTTGATTAAATCTGCCTTAGATGTGCGCCATATTTTGGATACATGTTCTAATTGTAATAGTACCAAGTCATTCACCTTGTCCGGGTCAGCATTTCGTTCAATTAACTCTCTCTTACGCGTTGAAATAGATTTGATGACCGCTTGTAAATCATTAGGAGTAGTAGACTCAGTAGGTCCATGCACAAAAGTAGAAACACCCCGGGCTAAGTACTGAGTACCGTTTCCTGTTTTGTGGTCTACCCTGAGGAATTCAGCTATTGCACCCAGATAACACTTATTTTTTTGGAAACGTATATTGAGTCTTTTCGCTCCGCGTTGTAGTGTTTGAACCTGCGCTATACTTTTGACTCCAGCCAACACATCATCTCCATTGTGTGTAGTAGCTATGCTAACACCTCCCAATGCCTCTTTTGTGTATACAGCGTTCAAGATCGTATTCATGAAAGTAGTTAACCGCCATCCAGACAATAGTGTACCGGCCACCTTGTAATCACCAGTTTCAGCCTTAATGGTGCAGTCTTCTAAAGATTTGATAAGCCATGCCATGGCTCTCGTTTGGTCATCAGAAAAGTCGTGTCTGTATATAGCCCAATATGCTTCCAGTACAGCCTGCATACTGGATACCGAGTGTTGAGAGTTAAAATCTTCAAAATCAAAACAGTAAGGCACTCCGTTCTTAAGAACCTCTGAAACAGTCTTTGAAACATTATTCGCTGTAGCAGTTGGCCCTATTGGGAATAAGGGTGAGATTACATGCTCACAACCAATCATAGCGAAGCCAGAGATAATAAAATTAGTGGCATCAACTCCGTAAATAGCTCTTTGTTTACCCCATTCATATTTAACAGATGGCCAAGCCACGGTACTCGGGTGACGGGCTAGAAAGTGATCTATAGTGTATTCTGGCATAGCATTCAAAGAAAAAAGCTTATTGCGCATTTCTCTAGATTCAGACTTAAATTCCATATCTTCTTCATACTGAGAATGATAAGCTCCTGTAGGTGCCCATTGGTTCCTACTAGACCAGTAACTATCCCAGTAGGTCTTCCTGGGTCTGCTACCCATACCTCTAACTGCCTTAAAGAGGCTGAGTGCATGGTTGAACACTACGTCACGGTCTATGTTGCAAAGATTAGGTATGGTTCGATTTATCTTCTCCGAATGCCAGTCTACGGTACCCAGACCCCTATTAACAAGAACCTCAAGTTCAAACATCTGTGTAAAATCGATAGGTAACAAGTTTTGGACCGCCTTTAGTCGTAAAGAAAAACGTTTCTTAATTACATTAAAAAAGTCATTAGTGTCTTCATACTTTGTTTGCCAAATACCAGATTGGCTCATTAATTCTTTATTTTCAGGAGTCAAGCTACTAGCCCATACTATACTCCCCACAAAAAGAGCTTCTTGCATATCCGTACTTAGCATATGTTCCAGCCATGGCTTCAAAAAACTCGCATTGTCGTCAATGTATTTCATACCTTTCTTCCTAATTTCGTGAATGGTTAAGTGTCTCAAGTGCCTGCTTGAAACCTTATTATACTCAATTTGAGTTTCACCTGCCAGCAGTTTGGTTAAACGAGGGTATTTAGTATATTGTTTATGTTTTTTTGTTTTTCTATTTATATATAAAAGGTAATCAATAATCTCTTGGTTATTGATCATACCATAAGGAAATAAATCGGGGCCATATTGTATCTTAGATATACGCAACATAGCCTCAGCAGAGATTTCGGTTAAAAGAGTGTTTTTATGTATGTACAAAGCAGTGACTCCGAGTTTGTCAAAG